ACAAAAGTTGATGTGGTTGTTAAACCAGATGGGCCTTTCTCACCTTTCGGTGCATCTGTAAAGTTGATAGTGTCTTTAACAATTTGATAGTTACCTAAGAACTTAGTCACTGTATCACCAGCATCATGATCAACAATTGCAGAATTAAGTTGACCTCTCCTTACAAGCACTCGGTTTGTAGATCCAATACCAACAGTATCAATCTTCATAAACTCATCATTGACTTTAATTATGTCACCTGAGAAGAATGATGATATACCTGTTAATGTGACGAAATCAGTCTCTGATTCTGCGTCAAATGATAGTTTGACATTAACAGGAGATTGAATTACAGGACTTTGAATATTATTATCAAGAGTAACTAATACCTTAGAGTTGAGGTTCTTAGCAGTAAATGATTGAGTAGTTCCAACACCAACAGCTGTAAGATCAAGAACTTTAGGAACAGTTTGAAGTGCTTCTGCTGCTGTTCTTGCAACCTTAAATTTATTCTCTGCAATCTTAACTGCAAACACTGTAGAAGGTAACTTAGTAGTAACACCAATTCCACTAATGGCTGTTGCTGCGATTCCAATATTCATGGTTGTTCCAGAACCAACTGGATCATATGATAATTCCTCACCAGTCTGGAAGAAATGATTATTAACTATAAATGTGTTATTTGTTACATCAATAACTGCTGTATCTTCAGAATCAAATGTTTTATGGAATATTGAATCTCCATCATGTTTCATGTTGAATGAGAACTTGATGTCATTCTCTGTTCCAGTATATGAACCTTCAGCAGATTTCAATCTAGAATCTGTAAATGTAACAAAACCGACACCACCTGTTCCAGTTTCATTAAAGTTACTTTGGAATACTTTAGTTGTGATCGCTGTGTTTGCTGGAGGAGTTAAACGAAGTTCAATATCACCTCCAGTTGCAGATGAATACCCAACACCAACAGTTCCAATACCAGAGAAACTGGTAGGATTAGTGGAGAAATTATCCATGTATCCAAACTCTGTAAAGTAAGGAGTCGTACCATCATGAATTGCAGTTACTTGAGTGACAGCATATCGATCATTTGTTGTATCATGTATTTCAATTAATGCATCAAAAGCGGTATATGTATTTGAATTAATTCCACTAATTCTTGTTGGTTGTGGAGTTCCTGTTGCTGCAATATTTGTTGTTGTAGTTAATATTTCAGTAAGTGATATGGTTGTACTTCCAATACCTGTTGCAGTTGAACCTATTGATGTTTGATGAATCCTCATTGTTACACCAACACCAGTAACAGGTGTAAAGTAAACACTTGTAATACCCGATCTAATATCTGCACCAAATGTTCCTAATCCTACACTTGGAGAATTAGTCTCAGATGTATTCTCATTAATCATTTGAGCATAATCTAAAAGATATACTTCTTCACTATCATTTAAAACAACTAACTCATTTAATTGAGTTCTTTGATTACCAGTCAATTCTTGTGTTTGTACAAGTAGTTTAGTAGTTGTAAATGCAGTGCTTCCAAAGCCTACAACTTGAACTGGAGATGGGTCTGTGGAACCAATACCAGCAGAAGATGATATGATACTAACTCCAGTTCCAACACTTATTGAACTTCCAATATCACCCTGAGCTGATTTTGTATTTTTAAATGTTTCTTGTGCAAATAATCTTAACGCATAGTTATTGAACTTAGATTTGGCTGGAACGAATCTTAATGATCCTGTTGTCCCTGTTACTGCAAAATCAAAATCACCAAGATCGATTGATGTTTCAACACGACCAAACTTCATCATGTAACCAACAGATCGATCATGAAGTAGATTGACCTGAATTATTTCTTTTTCACCTGAAAATCTAGTATCAAAAAGCAACACATAAAATTTAACACCATCAACTTCGTCAATGTCAAAATCAAATACATCAGAGAACGCAGTTGCACGAGGTAAATCATTAAACTGAGAACTTACACTATCAATTGATATAGCTCTGTTTGTTCTTGATTCAATATAGTCGGTTAAAATTCTATTACCAAAATTAATCTCATCAGATGCAAAGAATCCAGCAATATTCTTGGAATTTTCTCCAACTAAGTCAAAATCATAAGAATTATGCATCGATTCATTTTCACTGATTAAATCAGCAACAACCACCACAGGAGAATCTGATACTCTAACAGAAGCATCTTTACGACTCTTATCGTCAGTTGATGCAGTTGATACAATACTTACATCTGCAAAATTTCTAAATCCAACAACATGACCAAGACTGTTAACTGGATCTTTCCATGTATCATAATCAACTGTACTTCCTAATGAATATGAGAATGTTTGATAATAGTCATTATCTGCTAATTTTTGTAGTTCTGTATTTAATTTTCCAGTTTCTTTACGGAAACCACTTCTAAACTCAGAATTTGAATCAATATTGAATACTGATTTAAAATGAGTAGTCTGTTCAATTAATGCGATTGATTTAGAGGATGTTCCATTAATTGACTCACCAACTTTAAAAGTATCATTAGAAAGAACTTTTAAATACTTATTATTTTCATTCCAAGCAACGACAGTTCCAATCTTATCACCTGTACTAACAGTTTCACCAAGGCTGAATTGATTTGTTTCTACACTGATATTAAATTGTGCTATATTTTCATATGGTATTGCTTGTCCAGATGATGAAGGGCCACTAAAGATGCCTGGGCTTGTAACAGATGAATCTAAGTTGTAGGAAACAGTTGCATTTCCTCCGCCTGGATTTGTATTTACACCAGTAATTACGAATGGTTCATAATTATAATCTGCTGAGTTGTATCCACTTCCTGTTGATCCAATACCTATGTTTTCAACGTATAACTTTTGACCAAGAGTAAATGGATATGTTGTTGAATCATATGCACCTTCAAGAGTCAAAGTAACTAAATTAGTACCACTTGTAAAGTTTAGATTTTTAACTTTAATTCCATTATTATTGTTTGTAGCAATAATTCTTGGATTTGAATCATATAAATCATTTGTATTTCTTAAAAGTCTAACTTCAGATACAGATGTTCCCTGTATATCAACATCGGTTATAACCTCATCTTTAACCAAACTAGTAACACGGTCAATTATAACAATATTAGGTGGTTCAAGATAATTTTTACCACCAGAACTAATTCCAATACTCGATATCTTAGATAATCTATCCAATCTTAAGATTTGTGGTAAAGAAACAGATGGTTGAATTGTTTTATCAGCTGAATAGTCGAATCCTAAGTTCTTAATTGTATATCTTCTCAACTTACCAATTTCATCACTATTCAATCTAATTACGCCACCAACTCCGTTTGTAGATCCAATAGAAGTAACAACAGGAATAGTTTGATAATTTCTTCCTTTCGATATTATTCTAATTTTATTAATTGAACCTGATGCCCTAGTAGATGATGTATTATATTTTAAAGTTGTTGCTTCTTCTTTTGTATATCCATCTTTTTCTGGTTGAGATGGTAAAACAAACGAGAATGTTGTACTTCCGATTCCAGTAATTACATAATCTCCATTGTAAACACTATCTGATATTTTTAAACTAGAATAGTTAATTACATCAGTATCAATAATTGGATTTCTCTTAAATGGAGCATTAATGTCTAAATTGACTGGAGTTAATTTATAATATAAATCTGTGGGAGTATTTTCAGTTACTGAAAGATCAACTCTTGCAGTTGTTGTTACACCAACTGTTCCAACACCTACAACTTGGAAACCACCATCTTCTTTATTGTTGAAATATGGATTTGTAAAGTTAGTATCCCTAAACAATTCAAAATCAAACACCTGAGTTTTCTTTCCAGATATAACTTGAGTGAGAGATGAATCTGACACAGCAAATCCAACTTTATATCCACGAGTAAGAGATAATGGTGGATTAATTAAAGCTATTGTATGTCCAGATCCAGTTGATGTAAGTGAAATGCAATCAGGTATTAACCTTTTAGACTTAAAGTTAGTCTCAGATAGTTTAATAGTATTTTTGTCAATTCTTACAACAAAATATGTAAAATCACTGAGTAATGGATTTGCTGGACTTGATGATTTGTAAATTACCTTATCACCAGTTTTATATCCATGATTAGGTATGGTAATTTGATCAGTTTCCAAATCAATAGCAGCAGCACCAAAATTGATTGGATTAACAAATGTTCTACGAGTAGTATCATCAAACTCTATCTGGAATGATGTTGTGATGCCTGGTGTTAAAGATACTGAAACTCTATCATTTGCTTGTAAATTATGTGATTCTTTACATACTACAGTTCCAACAACTTTCTCTGCAAAACCAGTAATCTCAGGTTTTGTTGGAGTTAAACTATGAGCCTTACCACTTCCAAAACCATCAAAGAATAAACGATATGCAGTTGAACCAATACCAGTGATTCCTCCAGTAGATCCAATTCCTAAAGCGTTAGTTGATATTCCTAGTAAATCTTTACTCTCTCTAATGGCAAACACTGGAGAGTTATTAGTTAATCTAAAGTTGGGTACTGCGTTTATTCCATTAGAAACTAGAAGAGTAGTTCCGTCATCACTTGAATAAATGAGTTTATCTCCAGTCTCAAATCCATGATCTTGTAAGAATATATTTTGAGTTGGAATGAATCTTTCTGTAGATCCACCACCAACTACTTTATATGAGTAACTAATTGTTGATCCGATACCAACACCAGACGCTGTTCCTATTGCAACGCTTTCACTGGGATTGAAGAAGTAAGGAACGTTAACTCTAGTTTGAATATCAGTGCTGATTCCAAGACTGAATTGAATAGATCTATTAAGAGATGTAATTAAGGATGTGCTTGTATGTGCAGTGCCAGTTAACGCACTATATCCTTTAACACCATCAAATTGTCTCTTTACTCTAACTCTATCGTTTATGTCATCGACATTTAGAACCAATAATCTTTCTGTTCCAATACCTAACACATCGTTTGGTGCAATGGCATTTCGAGATAGATCACCAGTTACGGATATATTTGTAACCGATCCTGTCGCACCAGTTGTTCCAATACCTGTGTTTAGAATTAAGAATGATGTGTTAAATCCAATTTGATGTCTGCCATCTAATCTTCTTAATGAATCTGTAGAAAGTCCAGATATAGTAACAACATCACCGACAACTAAATCATGAGGTTGAGATGAAAGTCCTGTTACTTTTCCGTTTTGATTGTTATATGTAAATACTATATTTTCAATCTTAACTACAGTTGAAGCAATAGATACTATCTCTTTTCCTTCAACAATTGATACCTCAGCTGAGAATCCATTTCCTTTTCCTAGATTTTGGATTCTAAGATCATCTTTGACTTGATATCCAGATCCAGCATTTAATAACTCATATTTGTTAATTCTACCAGCAGATGCATAATTGACATCAATTTCTTGATCAACTTTCTTGCGACTATCATGTATGCCCTCATAATCTGTACCAGAGTTATCAAGTTTATAAGGATTTGTATTTCTTCTTAATCCTAATGTATTTAAATCAAGATCTTGATTGTTTGTCTCGATAAAGTTAAACTCGTCAGGTTTTGCAGCATAATTATTACCAATAAGATATGGGAAAACTGGAGAACGGAAATTTTTAAATGTTCCACTAGTTTCATTCTCATTTGGATTAATTGTTGCAAAATAAGCAAAAGTTCCATTTGGATAATCGGGAGTTATACAATATCTTCCATTATTTTCATCAAGATCACCGTTTCCAAGATATTCATAATCTTCAATGAAGAATCCAAGTGGGAAAGCAGAGATTGGAGGGCCATTCTCTCTTGTTGTCTTAAGAGAGTATCCAGATCTCATAATTCTTACAGCACCACCATCTTTACGATCATATCCATATGGGCCATAAATTGGATTTCCATCATATGCCCAACCAATGATCGGTGAATGATTTAAGGATACTTGTTCTGCATTATTTAAAAGATTTAAGTCATTTGATGTATAATCAATCGTACCATCACTATTTTTTGACTTTAATATTTTTCTAAGACCTCTAGGTACATAGAAAGATGTAAATTTGATTCCTTCATCATTATCACCTCTTGTTAAAAATCCATCATCTCCATAAAATATATCCTCATATCTTTTAACATTATTAACTGACCAAGAATTAATTTTTGTTAAAAATGCAGCTCCAGTGCCAGGAATTACCTCTTGAACACCAACTGTTGCAGTTGAATATCCTACACCACCATTGTCTACAGTAACTTTATCAACACTTCCATTAGAAATTGATGATATAATTTTTGCACCAACTCCATCACCCAATATTGTTAAATCGGGTGTGGATGTGTATTCACCACCAGAACGAGTTACAATTACTGATTGTATTCTTCCGTTTGCAACAATTGCCTTATATTCTGAAGATGATCCAGATGAAACTCGAACTTGAGGAGGAATACTAAAGTTGAATGTAGAATCATTTCCATACCCTATTCCAGGCTTCTCAACATTAATTGATGTAATTGAACCTCTTACAATTGGATTTATTGTCGCATGATAGTTCTCAGGTTCTGCTGTATTAATTCCAATTGTTCCTTTGACACTTACAGTGATTGGAGGATAGTTAAATACATGTTCTCCAGAACCAATTGATGTCATTCCAACAAATTGTTTTGTCAAATAGTTGGCGTTGGATAAAGTAGTTCCTATTCCAGCAGATGCAAGTCTAAAACGATTATCACTTACTTTTAAGACATAGTAATCTTGATCTGTATCAAGTCCACCAATCTTGACTCCATCATTTGAATAACGAATAATTTCTCCATCTTTAAATCCATGATTTGCATATTCAATAAAATCAGAGTAAGTATTAATACCACTTGTAGGAATTAATCTTCTTTTATTTTCATACCCCTCGCCAGGATTATCGATAATAATTTGTCCAACAACAAGTTTTTTTCTTAAACTTTGAAATCTCTGTGATCCATCTGCAAATCCAGTTAAGTTAAGTAGATTTGATTTTGTTAATGCATCATTCTCATTATTTGCAAGTTTAATAGTTGTTTGGTTAACTTTTGATACGAAATAGATAGATTCGTCAACAAGTCTTCGATCTGGTGTTTCTTGAATCTGATCCGTTGTTCCAATACCCACACCAATTGCACCAGTATTGAATGTTTTATAGATTACTGCTTCTCCATCACGGAACTTATGAAACGTCCCAAAACCAATCGTGTCATTCGCAATATCGATTGCATTACCAGTAGATGATGCATCAAAGTCAACAAAATGATCAACTTGTTTTAATCTTGCTCTTGCAATTGCATTTCGACCATTACCACCACTAATTTCAACTACAGGTGGTGCAACATAGTCAAAGCCAGGATCTATAACATCAATTCTCTCAAATTGACCTTTTACGTTTGCTGTTGCACTAACACCAGCACCAGTTAAACTTTCGACACTAACTGTAGGTGGAGTAATTACATCAAATTGAGATCCTCCTTCCAGTACATCTATGGATTCTACACCACCAAAAAATATAACATCACCCGACTTATAGTTTGATATCTCCGTACCGTTTACCAACATGCCAGTGGTGCCTGGCGCTGTCTCACGCCTCGCCCCGTCAAATACTGGATTCAATGAGAATCTCTTTAATAATTTTTGATGATCTAATTTTTTATTCGCTAGATCAGGAACAGATATTTTAAATGTACCAGTTCCAGTCGCATCTACAAAATCACCATTGACTAAATCTGGTAATGAGTTTGCAAGACGAATATTATTAGAATCAACACGACTTACATAATAATTTTTACCATCTATTAATTGTCCTAGATAACCACTAACTGAATTAAAAGTAACAACTTCTCCAGAATAAAATCCATGATCAGCTGCACCTTCTGTAACCTGTATCAACTGTATAAGGTCGCCACCAGTGGCGCCAGTCCATGTTATAGAACGATCTGGTGCAATTATAGGTTCGTTACCTAAACTTGGAATTGATGGTGAGGCAACGTATGCTTCATCAGTCTCATGATCATATACATTTTGAACATCAGTTGTATATTTGTTAATATTAGTGTGAAGAGAACTATTTCCTTTCTTTAATCTTCTTCGGATAGATGCGATGTTAAATTCACCAATGCCAGGCAAATCACCTAAAATAAAAGTAGAACTACTAATAACACTTAAAACACGACCAACTCCTAATAATGTATTTTGTCCATCTAAAATCTCTACTGCATCTTCTTCTAATAATCCATGATCAGAGAGAGTTTCAATACTAAAACTACTACTTGATTGTCTAGTAATAGTTTTTGGAGTAAATTTTACAGAAGTATTATAAACATAAGATCCAAAATTAAAATCTTCCGAACTCTTATTAACACCAAACGCACCAACTTTAATCTTATCTCCCTTATTAAAGTAAAAAGTTGTATCTGGAATTGGAAAATCTTTTAATACACCAGTAATTAAAACTTCTATCTTATTTGTATTACTTGCAAATGAATATCCATATGCAACATTATTGTATTGAACATCATCTCCAATACTTAATGAATCAACTGATGTTGGTAATCCTACAAATTGATTTGTAGTTTTAGCCGTATATGTAACAACTCCAGCAGAACTAGCTGTTGGTAGTATTAAAGATCCGCTTGTTGGGAATCCAACTGTAGTATCAACTGTCATGACAGTTGAACCAAGTGATACTGGATCTGTAATACGAGTTCTGCCTGGAACTATGAAATTACCATCAATTGAGTCTTTTGTTACACTAATTTGATAATAATGTTCTCCTCCATATAAGAAGTCTTTTACATCTGATATCGCACCAGAAGCACCACGAATATTACTATCGTCATCATCTTCGTCTTGAAATAGTGTCGATCCTTTTAAATTACGAGGATCTCCTGTAAGTGGTTTAACTACAAAATCTTGTGCAAAACCATAATCAGCATCAGAAGGTTTAATTAAAAAATCTGATGGTTTTATAATATTAACTTCTTGTCCATATAAAGCTCGAAATAAAATTTTATATGATTCTTCAGTTCCTTTTGTTCTATAAAAATCTTTAACTTGACGAATAAATTTAACTTGATCAATATCACTACTCAATTTACGATTCTCAAAACCACTTGCATAGGTTGTTTTTAACTTACTAAAAAACTCACGAATAAAAAGATTTGATAAATTATGAACTTTTGTTCCACCAGTATGAGACGCACCTACAGTTGTGTTAAATGATAATAGATCAGGTCTTAGAGGTTGATCCATATTATCAACGCCACTAAATCCACGAATACATCCAGTAAACGATGTTGTTCCAATGCCTGTATATGTAATTATTTCATCATCAATTTTTAACAATCCATACTTACTTGGATAACCTTTTGTTGAATCTACAAAGATTGTAGATGAATATGATTCAGTATTTGTTGATAATCCAGTATATTCTGTAAGTGCAGCACCAACATATGTTTGTAATTTAGTATATCTGTCAAGATTCTCGGCAATGTTTATTGATCCACCCTGATATTCTTGGGAGATATAGTATTGTTTCATGAAATCCACAAAAAGTGGACTTTCAGATTGAACAAACTCAGGTAATTGATTGTTAATGACCTGATTGATTTCGACTCTTTGTATTGATGTGTCTATCATTAATATCCGCCTGATGAGGATGTAGAAGATGTATTAGTTGATGTAGTGGTTGCAGTTGCGTAAGTTCCAGCAGTTGTAGTCCTAGTTGCAGTTGAAGAAGCTGTCGATGGAAGAATCGCAGCAGCTGTTGAAACTGGAGAATTTGATTTTCTCGTGAATGTTGGAGTATAATAACTGTGAGTATGAACAAATCTTGATCCAGATGTATTTTCACCTGATGCAATTAAATCTTGAACCATATTGATTGTTGTATTTGTCATATCGAACTTAACATATAAATCACGAAGTCCAACAATATCATTTGAGTGAGGAATTGCTTGAATTTCAACAACACCATTCGCAACTACTGTTGAAAGTATATTTACAGTATCTATAAGAACTTCACCAGTCATATAATCAACAGTTCCAGCATTTTTCTTTACAATATTTGGAGTCGAACCCTCTGTATATGTAAAGAAGAATATTCTTCCTTTTTCACGATTAATTACTTCATCAGCAAGGTAAACAGTGCCTGTTACACCTTCCATTGTAAATCCTGTTGAAACTACGTTGTAAGAACTCTCTTGAGTGTGAAAACGATTACCATAACACACTTCATATTGTGCAAATTGTCCTAAAACCGCTTTTAAATTACGTCGAATCGTTACAAGAGTGATATTTGATGTAATTGATGAGTCAACACTATCAATGAGTGACACAGCCTTACTGTATTTGAATCTACCACCAAATTTATTCACATCAATTGATTTTGAGTATTGTGTCAAAGCGTTTGAAACACCAGTTTTAAGATTATCTGGATCATCGTTCAAACTTGGGTTATAATATGGTGTTGTATTGAGTTCAACATACAAATATTTCAAATCAATGAATTCTGGTACAATTCCAGCGACTGCATAACTTTTTAATTTTTGAACTAACTCTCTTTTTGTCTCATCAGATAAAAAATCACCATTTCGAGGTTTAACAGATATAAAAACCTTACCAAAACGAGGTGGAGTCATTTCTTCACCACCAAAAGCACTTACAGACTCAACATTTGGGTAAATATACCCTAAAACTGACTCATAATCAGATGCCGTGACCGCACGATACTGAGAAGAGTAAATTCTTGGTGCAAAATACCTAATTGATGAGATAGATTCAATTTCATCACCATCTCTTGACTTTTCATCGGTTGTAACAAGACCAATTAGGTCAGCATCGATTGCTGCACCATCCTGATTTGTAATATTTCCTACAAAACTGAATTCTGCAGCGCCATTTCCATCTTTTCCGTCAGTTACAATGTATGAAACGTTAATTTCATTGCTGTTTGACAGTTTTTTACCGATTACATTGTCGCCAAAGATTAATTCATACCTTTCATCCTCAATTTCTTGTAATAAGTAAGAATTTGATGTTGATGTTACACCTACAATGTTGTCAATTTGTTTGTAAGTGACTGAAGAGGTTGATGAAGACGATGGTTTAACCTTAACTTGAATTGTTGATGTATCAATGAAAGAATTATCAAGAATATATCTTTGATTGAACAAAGAAGTGTCAACAGTAAACGTTTGTGTGATATAATTACCTTCATATATCTCAATATTGTTAAATTCTGCAACTCCATTCGTTACAGGAATTGTAATATTCTCTGGAATGGAAAATATGTAGTTTGTATTATCTCCACTACCATTACAGACGATACCAGAGTTTAATGTGAGTGTTGATGTTTCAACAAGACCAGATATAAGAAAAGATACTCTTGCTCTTGAGGATCTACGAGATCTTGGAACATAACCAATATTTCTTGCCAGTGCAACGACATTTTCTCGAAGTGTAGAGGAATCAAGAAAACACTCGTTTACTGCCATATTTGTATTATATGCAGTCGTGTATGTATTATATGCCAATGCGTCGATAATGATTGAAAGGTTAGACCCTTCAAAGTCATAATCAGTGAAATTAGTGTTTGCCCTCAAATAATCTTTAATTGAGGTCTTAATTTGATCAAAATCTAAATTAACATATTGTCCAAAAGCCATTATACTCTAGCTGGGAATAGGAGAACGTCTACTTTTTGTGTTGGGGCAGGAATACCAATAATATCATACTGAATGACTGCATTCATCTCATTTGAATCGGGTACAACTGTAATATCAACTTTTACATTACCGATTCTTGGTTCATAAAGAGCTAAAGCTGTTAAAATTTCATCTGTAACTCTAACTTCATTCAAATTTGTGCTTAAATCGAACAAAGATTGAGGCACTACCGACCCAAACTCAGGTTGAAATGGTTTTTCACCAAGAATTGTGAAGATTATGTTTCTTACAGACCTTTTTATAGCGTCTTCATCACGAATTGTCACCACATCATTCGTCACAGGATGACGTTTGAAGGATAAATTGATATCTTTAAAAGCCCTAGAAGCCACTATTTAACACAAAAAGTTTCCTGTTTTTATTTATACCGCTTTTTTTATCTTTTTACGACTCGA